TTCAGCATCAGGAGTCATGTATAAACGGAGTTTCAAATCCCCATTAGCGTCTACACCGTCCATTGTGTACGATACAACTGGTCCAGTGGCGCTACTATTCTGCAAAGTGAGCTGACGAATATGCTCTAAACTTTGATAATGTAACACTTGGTTTGTTGTTTCATTATGTACTGAGAGCACCTTAGAACGAACATCAAAGTCTGTTAAAGAATAAGATGATGTTCCTGCCACTGTTGTAATGTCAAAGGTAGAGCGAATTGCAGACCAATCCCATGCATCCTCTACTTGACGCTTTGCATCATTAACAAAGTCACCAATAAGGCGTGAATAGTCTGATTCACTTACTGTGGTGATTTCATCCTCACGTAAGCGCCTCAGAACCGAATTTACTAAATTTAAATACGTCATATATCTATTCTACCATATAAGTGAGTGATTGTCAAGTAAAATTTATACACTTTCTAGCAATCTTCTTGATAAAGGAATGTCAGATTTTTCAGCAATTTGAAATTCAAAATCATCTCCTGTTAAATCTGAATCCATTTCTAATGATGCGATGGTACTAGGAGCTTGTCCTGCTTTTTGTAATGCAACATCAAGTTCTGGTAAATCAAGGTCTAAATTCATATCTGCAAGCTCTGGAAGATTGTAATCACTTAAATCCAAGTCGCCTAAATTAATTCCAGCTTCTTTAAATTTACCCCATTGTCCAATTTCAAGCCCAAAATCAGAAGGCTTCATTGATGACAAATCAATACCTTCAAAATTAAAATCTGTTAAATCAAAACCTAAATCGTAAAGACGTGTAAAATCAAAATCAAATGCAGGAAGAAGTTCATTGGCTGGTCTAGCAAGTTCGTCCCAAGTGGCTTTCCAATCAATGTTAAGATCTGGAAGATTAATGTCAGGTAGATCAAAGTCTGGAAGTACATTTGCGAGGCTTTCAACTTCATTAACAAGAAGATCAACCGTACCGCCTTGCCTAAAATAATCTACAACGCCTTTCCCAACTGCTTCATTTAAATCAACACCTTGGTCTAATGCAACACCAATATTTAGCCCTGCAACACCTAATGCTCTTTCGTTTTTGCTGTCAGCATTTAAATAGTTGAGAATATTGTCCCCATAACGCTCTACAATAGCTTGTGATGGGTCTTTGTTGTACACAACAATGTCTGCACCTAAGTGTACTAAATCACTATTGTCTTTTAGCCACTGTGCAGTTTCAGGCTTAAACACTGCATCCACTGCATCTGAAGCAAGCTCAGAAAGTCCTAATGCTTCATCAACATCATCACCAAATGTAGAAATTAGGGCAGTAAGTGGATCACCTCCATCGGCCAGTGTCTTTGCAAGAACAATCCCATCTCGGACAGGCTCTGCCATATTAGCAAAGTCTCCTGCGCCTGTGAAATTATTGAACAACTCATCAACAAAGTTTCCATCAGCACCTGCTACATAATCACGCCATGTTGGTTTACGCTTGCCGGTAACAGCCTGCGAAAAAGCCTCAGTATTACCAACAATTTCCCCACTATCATATTTATCTTTTAGTTCTTGTTCGGCTTGTTGCTGTGCTCTAAACTCAGATTCTGTGGTAAAACGTCGGCTTGTTTCGCCTGTAATTGGATTGTTAAAGCGTTGTTCAGTGACATTTTCACCTGTTATTGGATTTTCCCAAGAATACGCTTCAAATGTTTTATTATTTAGTGCACCAAATAAACCGCCAGAGGCCAGTGCCTTACCACCATAAAAACCTACGTTGGCTCCAATTGGCCCCTCTGATAAAGCAAATCCAAGCGTACCTCCAATGATGCCACCAATACGGCCAATTGTGGTGTTTGCAAAGGCTTCACCAAATGCTGTCATTGCTTGATCCAAAAGATCAGGATCTCTTACATACAAGTCACCTGTAGAGGTGAGAAGAGTTTCTCTTCCAGCATAACGTGGATCAGCTTCAACAGCATCTAATGCATCAAACTGACTTGAAATAAGGTTGATTGTTTCATCATCTTGATAATCCTCGCTGACTAAACTTCCGTCTTCACGAAGATAAGAAACTTGTCCAGATTTTAAAAGTTGATCAAGTTTTTCAAATTGTCCTGATGCATTATACAGGTCTTGCATTTGAGGATCAATTGTTTCGTAAATTCGCCTGCCTTGTTCATCAACAGAGTAGTCTGCAGAGCGATTGATATTAAAGTTGTATGTTTTACCGGGCTCTGTTAATGACTCTCTACGATCCTCAGAAGGGTCAGAGTCTTGTCCTTCATACGCAGGTCCACTAAAACCCGGTTCACCCGGATCATCAAATGTTCCAGAGAAGAAGCCGTCATCAGAGCTAGACGTATCGTTACTTGATGCACCCATTAATTAAACCTCAACATATATACATACGTGCCACCAAAAGGGCCTTCTTTAATAAACTGACCGCCATGTAGTTTGGCAAACTTAACTATTTTTTTATCCTCAACTAAACAGTAACATTCTCCTAATTGAGAAAGAAGAGACAAAAAATGTCTCTTTAGTTTAGCACTCCAATTTTCTACTTGTACGTGAAGAAAAAGTTTTATTTGATTGTTATATTCTAAAAATTCTATGTTGACTAAATGATTGTCACTAGAGTCTATTACCACTTCTTACAAGACCAATAACGTGCTGTGAGTTTTGAAGGTGGGCTAGTGTCGCACTTGTGTCTAGCACGAAAGCTCTTACGTCTTGCAGGTTGATCTTTCTTGATGGTCATGTTGGGATCACCGAAGCGAATCGTCTTAGTCTTGTCACCTTCTTTGGCAACAACTACAAACTTCTTAGATCCACCCGGAGTGCGCTTAGGCTTATTGTAAGCACTGACACCTGCTCTGGCTAACTTAGGGTCTTTAGACTTTGGCATTTAGCCTCCCTGAATAATGTTGTTTTCTTCAATCAACGACACAAGCATTGTCATTGGTTGCGTAGCAAATGCAGAGATACTGTCACCTTCACGCATCATAATAAACGCATTGATTGTTCCACCAATCTGAAATAAATCTTTAGCGGTGATTGTGTAGCCTTCTAAAATAGAAAACGTACTGTCTTGCTCTGCGTTGTAGTAGTCTACTTCTACATTGCCGTTAGAGCCGCTAGTGTTGGTAATGTACATTAACACCCACTGAGCACTTTTACCAGCAGGAACTGTGTAGAGTGTTTGTGATGTGCCTGTTAAAACAGCACCATAGCTTTTACGAATCATTTCTTCTTCCAGTCTACACGCTTAGAGGATGTCTTCTTTTTCATAGCTGTTTTAGCACCTGCTGACTTACAAGCGGCTTTGGTAGGTCTACAAGCAGGATAGCTCTTACGCTTGTCCTTAGCACCTGAGCGTCCACAGGGTTTACCTGTCTTGCAATCAACCCAACCTTTGCCTTTGTTTTGACCAAACCACTTCTTGAGTGACGCACCAGACTTACTTTTTCTTACGGCCACTCTTGTTACCCCAGTTCTTAGCACCAACCTTTCGGCACTTAGCTACAGCACCACTAGCGTATGCTGAAGGCCAAACCTTATAGCGGCTCTTAACCTTCTTAGCACAGGCGTCTAGCTTCTTTTTCTTAGCGGGCATTACTTCTTGCCTTTACACTTCTTAGCGGCTCTACAGGCTGTTTTTGTCTTACATTTTGAACAAGTCTTGAATGCTTTAGGTGCTTTCTTACCAGTTGAATATGCCATTACTTCTTTCCTATCATTTCCATAATACCCTTACCTGCCTTGACACCAAAGCTAGCAAGAACAATCACCATGAGAATCTCATGATACCAAGTCGGCAAAGTTGCCAATGCGTCGAATCCCTGCTGAATATGTCCTACCATGCTTGGTATAAAGACAAGTATTAACGGAATGCTGAACACTATCGTTAACCACTCGTCTTTCCACGAGTTCTTGGATGCTTCTGCCATGATGCGTTCCCAGTCCGCTGTGGACTGTGCCGCTGTTTTCAGTGCGGTGGCTTTGGCCTCTGCGGTGGCCTTGGTTGATTCCGCCTTGGCACTGACCCATGTACCTGCC